AAAGGCCAAGATGTGTACAGAAAAGAAATGCTTGAAATTGAAGTCATTAAAAAAGATAAGTATGGCAATAAATACATGGAGACTTCAAAAGTCGAGGTGGAAAGATTTGGGCCGAGAACATTTGGGCTTGAAGATGACTCGCTTTATGAGTTTCTCGATATGCGAAACATTGAGGAGTTCAATGATGGTGAACTTTATGGAATCGAGATTCTTGATACGGGATCACACCGTCATGATGGAACATACGCGTTAATAGATACCGAGGCACTCGACAAAGGGCTTTATAAGGCGAAGAAGGTCTTTTCAGACATTGGAATAAGCGACGAGAAGGTAAAGCTCTATCTTGTTAATGAACTTTCATATTAAGGAATGATGATGACTGAGGATCAACGAAAACAATTAAATAAGTTATTGGCGTTGAAGGATCAAACATTTGTATTTACGCCAAGCTTAGACGACTTTTTTGACGATGCTGAAATTGATAAACGCTTTTATTGTGGGGAATCCCATAGTGACCTAATAAAAACCCAGTCTAAGCATCCAACTTTTGAAGAATGTCTGAGGGAAGAATTTAAGAACGTGCCGCTTGGTAAAAGATTTTGGAAGAAAAGAGAACTGACACGAATTAAAAGGAGCAACAATGTTTGAAGACACCATTGACATTGTCCTACGACTTCCTAATTCATTGAGAACTGCTTGCATCAAGGGACGCAAGACTAACACTCTCTCCAAAGGCTAACACCGCGAGCCCCGCGGCTAAAACATTTTTTGCTGCATTAATATCACGATCATGAGAAGCCATGCACTTTGGACATAGCCATGATCTAATATTAAGCGGCAAAGTATCTACTATAAATCCACAGCAATGGCATCGCTTTGAACTTGGGAACCATTGATCAATTTGAACAAATGTGCGTCCAGCCCATTTAGCCTTGTAGGTTAACTGTCTACATAATTCGGACCATGACGCATCAGCAATATGTTTACTTAAACGATGGTTGCGTATCATATTTTTAATGCGTAGAGTCTCGGCGCAAATAACTTGGTTTTCGTTTATCAATTTGCGGGATATCTTATGTAAGTTATCAATTCGAGAATCTGCGATTTTTGCGTGAATCTTAGCGACTTTAAGTTTTGCCTTAGTACGATTGGCGGAACCTAATTTTTTACGGCTAAGATTGCGCTCTGCTTTAGCAAGTTTACTTGCATATTGTTGGGTAAAATGCTTATTTTTGGTTTTTTCACCATCACTAGTTATCAATAAATTTTCGATACCTAGATCGATGCCAATCTGTTTGTTGATAATTGGTAGAGCAATAGGTTTAAATTCACAAAGACAAGAGACAAAATAGCGCCCTGAGAAATCTTTAGTAATGGTTATATGTAATGGATAAGATGGTATTTCTCTAGTTACTTTTAACAATAAAGGATCGTTGTTTTTGGCCATATACAAATTGCCAGATTTAAACCTGAATGAATTTCTACCAAAAGTCGCTGATTGGCGATGGCTTTTTTTCTTAAATGTTGGGTATCGAGCTTTATGATTAAAAAAGTTCTTGAATGCAATCTCTTGATGGCGTAATGTTTGTTGCAACGCAACGGCAGATGCATCATTAAGCCATTTATATTCATCTAATTTTTTGATCAAAGTTAATTGCTTGTGCGCGGCAAGATACCCAATTTTTTCTTTGCGCTCATAATAAGCATCTGTGCGCCATTTAAGAATATGGTTATAAACAAAGCGAACGCAGCCAAATGTTTTTGCCAATAGTTCTTTTTGTTTGCAAGTCGGATAGAATCTGTACTTGTAAGATTTGTATTCCATGCTTTACAGAATACACGCTTTTCTGTAAAATGCAAATGATATAAAGGAGTAGTTATGATGAATGATGTGAACAATGGAACCACAATGTACGATGAGAAGCTCGAAGCGATGGCCTCCGCGGATGTGAAGGCGTGCGGGAAATTTTTGTATAACCGGCTATTCAAGCTGTATTCGCGCATGCACAAAGAGTATGAAAATATTGATAACGCTGCCTGCCAGCAGTTTCTGGAGGAGATGTTTGATGAGTTTTATGCGGTGATGGAGAAGAAGGGCATTACATTGCCTGAGGAGAAGGAAGTTGGAAAGTAAGGCTATTGATATGAATGTGTGTGCTTGTGGTAGTGAAATAGAAAAGCCGCATGTTGGGCATTGGTCATGTATGATGCGCTATTGCGAAGAACTGCCATTAGAACAAAAGTTAGATCTTTGTTGGAAGGGATGGGAGCAAGCGCGACATCTGCATGAAATGCATGCTTTTATGGGCATTCGTAACCATAAGTTAGAAGAATTATTACAGCCAATTGACTTTGAAAAAAAAGAACGCTACAAGATCAAATTCGTATGTATTGACCAAGAAGAGAAAGAGCTTTCTCAGAAGATAGCGGATATTTTAAATGGCAGAGAAGGCGTTAACAAAATAATAGAATTGATCGCCAAGAAGCATAAAAAGTTTAAAGAAGTGGAACGATTGATCAGTGTCATAGGCTACGTACGTCCATCATGTTTGACCCACGAACCAGAGGGAGTTGTATGTTTAATGGATGGCATGTTGCCTGAGGAGAAAGAGTAGGCGATTTATGGCAATTAATAATGAATATTACGTATTACGGAAACACGAAATTATCCATCAAATAAATTGCCATAAGAGAGATATTGGTTATTTAGAAAAGGAATTAAATCGGTTCTCAGAGATTGAAAATGGTGCAGCGATTACCGATTATGAGCGATTGATATTTGATGCTGATATAAGAATGAGGGCATTGCGCTGTGGAGATATAGAAGGTAAGGAAGCAATTTCGAGGGAGTTTAATCAATCTCTTCGTCAATTATCTAAGCCATCACCCGAAGATTTATTAAAAGTTGCCTTAACGCTTGCTCAAAAAAATCATCTTGATAAAGAGGTAGGCTGTGTGTACATTTCATCGGTATTTGCGAAAAACGATGATATATATTTTATAGGCACTTGCCAAAGGTGCAGCGAAACTGCGGAGTATGATTATGACACGGTTCTAGGGAGAAATAGAGAAAAAAAGATTCGCCCTGGCTCGTGTCCTTCTTGTTATATAACGTCCCATGAAAGATGTAAGCTTAGATCTTCATTCCCTGGAACATATACTTCTTGGTTGGGGGCAATCGATAGATGCACTAACCCTAATAATGCCAATTACAAGCATTATGGTGGAAGAGGTATTAAAATCTGCGATGAATGGAAAAATGATTTCAAAATATTTTTACAGGACATGGGACCGCGTCCTGATGGATTATCCATAGATCGAATTAATGTTGATGGTAACTATGAGGCGTCAAATTGTCGTTGGGCAGACTGGAAAACTCAGGCCAATAACAAAAGAACAAACAAATGGTATAAAGAGAAACATCAACTAACGATTAAGGATTAAAAACACTAGCCGAATAAGTGAAAAAATAGTATTTTGTTGCTTCATTGAGATTTTTCAAAACATAAAACAAAATGACGGGTTTCCCTAGAAAAGTAACCCGTCATCTGTTCATAAAAGAGGTAAATATGATACTACAGAAAACTGTATCATGTCAAGCAAATAAAAAAACTGCCAAGCAGATTAGACAAACCAATATAAATAATCAACTTGAATCAATTCCCAAAGATAAAGCCTTTTATATTTTATTTGAAGAAGATGAGTCGGTTCAGTATTTAATGTTTGATTTATTGCAGTGCGGAATCAAGTTTCCTGCTATACGATTCTCAATGCGTAATGTAATAGCCCCCTGCCATTATAATTCGCTTTATAGGGCAAGTGCGCGATTGGCGCAACTTAAACTTATATCAAGAACAAGGCGATTAAGAAGGCGCGCTTTTACTTACCAACTTTCACCAGTCTTTAGCGATGCAAATTTTGTCAACGAAGTGATGTGTTTTTTGGGGTCAAAGTTCGCAGATTTTACTGCGGAGAAATTTGCTGAAAAGCAAGATTTAGATGGTGATACGAACTGTGATACACATAGTGACACAGACTGTGACACGAATAGTGACACTATACCTTTTAACCTTTTAACCAATAAATTTAAAAAACCTTTTAATAGTATTACTCATGAGAAAGACGCGCGCGAGGGAAACGAGCAGCGTCGTACATTGCAAGAACAAGTGACACAACAACAGCGCTCAGGGATGCTTGCTACTCCTAAGGAGCAGCACCCTTCGCGGTCATTTCCTGTGTATAATGGTCAAACTGCGGCACAGCCGCCCCATGACGTACAAAAAACACAAGGCCGACCCCCAACCCCTCCAGGGGAGAATCCCATAAAGAGGCAAATTGCAACCGTCTTTCTGTCTGAACTCCACCCAGATCGCCTAGACGTTCTCGATTTTGTGAAGCTATCTTCTAAGGGCTATTATCTCACGCTTGAAGCTCGTTGTTTTTTGGCTCAATACCCTCGCCACATTTTGGAGTCAGCGCGCCGACAGTTAGAATGTGAGCCATATGGCATAAAAAATCCGTGGCTTGTGTTTCTTGATCATTGCAATTCTGGTGGCAACTGGTGCAAGAATATCAATATTGCAAACGATCTCTTGCGAGTTATAGAAGCACCTCAATGCTGGACACCCTATGTAAACGGGGATGTTTTTAGATGGCGCGTATTTCCGACACGCAAAGCAACTAGACTTGTGTCAGGATTGCGCGACAATGTGGCAAGGTGGAAAGAAATGCAGTACGCCAATGGTATGACAGCATAGAGATTGAAAACGTTCGTCCTGGTTGATCGTCGTTTGAATTTGTACAAAGGTTGAAAAATGAAGTATTTAGAGCGGTTAAACAAGTATAAGTTTACACAGGTTCAAATGGACGCACTGCTTGGCTTTGGTGGGGAGATATTAGAAACCGTGTTTGAACGTTTTGACAGTCGGGGCGAGGTGCCAACGGGCTTACAGCTTTATGGGGAGTGTGAGAAAGAGCAAGCCAGTCCGTCTAGTGATCTTATGAAAAAGAAGATTGCGGCACAATTGCCATCTGTCAAAGAGATGGTAAAGCACATTAACCAAGAAGAGCATAGACCGCACAAGCCCTATTTTTATGGAGACCATCCGCATGCGCGGTTTGATTTCTATCACACGGGTCGGCGTGATAAGGGTACGCGCGAGGGTTGGTGCGCTTACCGGATGCGTCTTTTAAGTCATTCTCTCGAGCATGTGGCAACTGATGAAGCGCGCTCAAAGCTTGAATTTGAGTATGCTGAGTGTGTGGCGGAGTCAAAAGATTATAATCTTTCTGAGTTTAGTTTGCCGCATGAGTAAATTAGTGGCGGGCTCTTGTCTGATCGTTCTTTTTTGGGTGGTATACATTGGACAAGAGCCCGCCACCCCCACACCAAAAAGAACTCTCTTCCATAAACCCCTATTTGCTGACGCATTAGTCGGCTCCCCTAGAGATCTTTAAACATCTTTTCATAATTGCTTGACATTGCAAGAAGTTAGTTGTAATCTATAACCATGATACGAAAAAACCTTAGGAGTTAAAGATGGAACTGACACAATTCGACATAGCAGCAACCGAGCAAGCAGTAGAAACGTTCAAGCAACAAGCGCGCGAAGAGTTCAAGAAGTGGATACTTGAGTTCTACCCAGAAGACTACGCACGGGAGCTGTGCAAAGAAGTCGCTACTTCGCTAAAGCTACGAAGCGCAAGTAAAGCACGACAAGCAAAGAACTAAGGGGAAGCGATGGAAATCACCAGCGAAATGATTGAACAAGCAAAACAAACAGCAGCGAATATGACCGCAGAACAAACAGCCAGCATGAAGCGCGATCCCTTTTATTGGCAAATGGTTATGTTGAAAAACGATGATTTGGATGCGAAACAGTTATGGGAAGCTACCAAGAAAGTGCTACGGGAATTTAAGAAGGTTAACAAGCTTGATATGAAAATTAAAATGCACAAAGATGGTTATGGCTTGGTGCAGGTGATTCTTGATGCTGAGCGTTCTAAGTTATTGATTGAAGAACAATACAAGCCTGTTGAAGACAATAAACTTTTATATAGTAGCGCGCGTTCATATGTTAAAAGCTTGCGCGCTTGTCTTGATGGAATATTGGCATATTACAACGCGTTAGATCAGCGATTGAAGCCAGATCGCGGTTGTGGCTTAATGTATCACTGCGAGCTAATCATAAACATTCGTCCTTGAAAGGGAAACAATGAGCGCACCACTACAACCACTATGGCACGATTACGATCAGGAACCAGAGATTGCAGCTTATGACACCGACGAGAAGGGAGACTATACAGTGTCTAAAGTTGTCACCGTGCTTGATCAAGACGGCAACGAAGCAGAAGGCTATCTATTTTTAAGGATTGATCCAGATGGCGAGGTTCTAGAATCTGACTGGAGAGACGCGCGAACGCACAGAGTTATAGAGAATATGGATAAGTGGTGTGAAAGTCTTTGACCACCTAGCGATGTAGCCCCCCAGCGTCAAGCAAGGGGGGGCGTGCTATACTGCAAGCAACAACCAGTTCAAGGAGCGTACATGTTCTTACTTCTTTTGTTGCTGTTAATCCCCTCATGCGTGCCACACAAGCGAATAGTCACCCTTCAACGCAATGATGAGATATACAAAGTTCACTGGGAACACTCACACGCAGCTGATCAAAAAACACTTGCCAATACGCCACCCAATTAGGTACGCTATTCTTTTGGGGTGAACGCAAAAAGGAGTAAGCATGCAATGGACTTATCGCATACCACTCACCCCCCTTCCCCTTCAGCGCGCGCGGCATTGTTGGCGCAATTTAAAGCCGTTTGACAGTCAAAAAGAAGAAAAATTGGCATTCGGAATTTATTTACAGCAGCAAAAACCAGACATTCCCCCGATTTCTAAACCGATTAAGCTTGAGGCTTATTTTTATTTCAAAATAGCTGAATCAAGAAAGCGCCAAGCAATAAAGGAAAATTGGGACATGCATATATTTAAGCCTGATATTTCAAATCTCATAAAATTTGTTGAAGATGTTGCTGTTGATGTTGGTATCTTGCGAGATGATTGTATAATCTGTTCAGAATTGGCTGAGAAACATTGGACACTTGATAGTTCTTACACTGTATTCACTTTAACGGAGTTATAAAACAATAATGATTGGCGAACGCTACGGTCATTGGACTATTGTTTCTGATATTCCAAGAAAAGGAAAAGATAGAAGGTATTCGTATTTGTGTCAGTGCGATTGCGGCGAACAACTTTATTTAAGATTATACGTTTTGCAAAAAAGAAACCAGTGTAGAAAATGTAGCAATAGATCGCGATTGCGTGATTATACGGGTGAGAAATGGGGGAAATGGACTTTTATTGAAAAGTTACCAAAAAAAAAGAAATCCCACTTTTTATATAGAGTTCAATGTGATTGTGGAACTGTAAGAGAATGTCTAGCAACTGATTTAAAGTACCATAATCAATATGGTTGCGTAAAATGCTTTATTAAATCGAAAACCACACATAATATGTCTTATCACCCACTGTATAGGGTTTGGTCAACGATGATCGAGCGATGTACAAACGAAAACAATAAGGCCTATAAATGTTATGGTGGTCGTGGTATATCTGTTTGTGAGGCTTGGGTTAATTCGTTTGAACAGTTCCATAAAGATATGGGAGAGCGCCCGAAAGGCTGCTCGCTTGATAGAATAGACAATAATGGGAATTATGAACCCAAAAATGTTCGTTGGGCGACGCCAAAAGAACAAGCAAATAATCGACGCATTTTAAAAGATATTGCGGGGCAAATATTCGGCTCATTTAAAGCTTTAGAGTTGGTGCCAAACTTTAAATATGGAAATACGTATTATAAATGCTTGTGTAAATGTGGAAATATAGAAATTAGAAAGGCCGCTGATTTAAGAAGAGGACGAACTAAGTTTTGTAAAGTATGTTTACTTGAGCAACAATCAAAGAGGTTTGTTCATGAAACGACGCAAAAACATTGAGCCTAACACACCCAAGTCAGAGGCGCAGCAAAAACCGATGAAGAAAAAACGCTCAATACTTCAGTGTGAAACACTTGAAACACTTGAAGATAAACGTAAACGCATCGCCAACGAATTTAATGAATGGTCTGCAAATTTAAGAGAGACGTATATTGATAGTGACAATAAACGAGCAAGGCGTATGCGTGATTTTAGGCGTAAATTCAAGGTTTCTGAAGAGGCATGGCAAGATTGGTACACAGATAATGCAGATGGATTTGCTGACAGGATAAGAGAAGGCAAAGAAGATTTAGGCACGCATTTATGGGCAGGCTGGGCCGAAGGTATCTTACAAGCCGGTGCAGTTGCGCCTTACCTTCACAACTTTTCTGATGAATTTAAAAAAAATGACGATTATCAAGACCAGCGCGAAATCAAAAAGATTGAGGCGCGCGCAGCCGCAACTGAAGCAAGTCAAAAGCCTCAAAACATAACTATTAATCTGGCTGATGGACAAAAACAATCTGATAGTTGATGTACCGCCCTTTTATGCCCGTGATTATCAATGGCCCCTTGTTGAAGCATTTCAAACAGGTAAAGCTAAAAACTTTATAGCTGTTTGGCCTCGCCGAGCCGGCAAGGATTATATCTGTTTTAATCTGATAATACGTGAAGCACTCAAGAAACCAGGTGTGTACTTCCTGATATATCCCACCTATGCCCAAGGAAAGAAGATTTTGTGGGATTCTATGACCAATGACGGCAAACGCTTCCTTGACATGATACCAGCCCAGGCTATTGCACAAACTAATAGCCAAGAGATGAAAATACGCCTGATTAACGGTTCCCTTTTGCAAGTGATAGGGTCAGATAATATAGATTCTATAGTCGGTACAAATCCGATCTGCATTCTCTATTCAGAAATGGCTTTGCAGGACGAACGTGCGTTTCAGATGTTGAGGCCGATTTTAGCAGCAAATGACGGCAAGTGTATTATGATAAGCACACCGAGGGGTAAAAACTTTTTCCACCAAATCTATTTAGTTGCCAAAGAGTCGTCTAAGTGGTTTGTTTCTTATCTTACCCTTGATGATACTAAGCATATTCCACTTTCTGAAATTGAACGAGACAGAGAAGAGGGCCTTCTTTCTGAATCGCTTATCAGGCAAGAATTTTGGTGCGACTGGAATATGGGCGTTCAGGGTTCATACTATGGCAAGATTTTAGACAGGATGCGCGTACGCGGTCAAATTGGCAAGGTTATGTACGATCCTACGCATTTATGCCATGTTAGCGTTGACATCGGTTGGAATGATCCTTTTTCCGTAATTTTTTTCCAGACAATCGGGAATGCTATTAATATTATTGACTATCACGAGTCTGATCATGAGAAGCTAGAGTTTTATGTTGATCTTATTAAAAACCGCGGTTATCGCATTGGAACATGTATCGGTCCGCATGATTTGCGCAAACATTCGTTAGAGACCGGAAACACTCGCTGGATGGTGCTAAATCAACTTGGTCTAACGTTTGAGGTTGCGCCAGACATTGGAAGAGTCGAGGGAATAACAAAAGCACAATCAATCCTTGATCGCTGCTGTATAGATGAAACAAGGTGCGCGCGCCTTATTAAGTGTTTAGAAAATTATCGCGCACAATATAACCCAAAAACAGAAGCTTACAGTTATGAGCCGCTTCATACATGGGCAAGCCACGGCAGCGACGCTTTTCGGTATCTTGCGATTTCACTTGATCTCATTCAAACAACCAACTCAACACCTGAGCAACTAGACAAGCGCTACAGGGACACTGTCTACGGTCCAGATCAAACGTTTTCACCTTTCAATCATGGCCAAAGATTCTAGAACTTGACACAATCTGTGCACTTGTTACAATGTTACAGAGGTGTTTAATGAAGAACGATAATAAAGCGCGCATTGTATTTGATACAACGCCTAAGTTTAAGAAGAAGCTTAAGCAAAAAGCCTTGGACAATGAAATGTCGCTCAGTAGATACATAAAGATGATTCTGTGGAACGAGATTACTGATCTTTCGGAGATGGCTGACCATGAAGAATACTGAGATTATTGCGCTTGTTATTGCTCTTTTGTGCTTCGTTTGCTGTGCTGGTGGTTTGTACACCTGTGGCTTACAAGTGTGCATGACGTCGTGGCCATTTCTTGCCTTGCTTATCATTGGCTTCGGCTCCTTCTTTGTGTTCCTTAACAAAATGATGGGCCTGTAATGAAACTGAGCTGCAAGAAATGCAAGAAGAAGTTTGAGCATGCCTCTAGGCGCAAGCATTGTATTGAGTGTCATGTTTATACATCCCGAAATAAAACGAGCGTTATAGTGAAGCCTGATTGGTGGGAACGAATTAAATCTTGGCTAGGGAGATAATGTGTCAGTCGGATTTCTTATTTGCTCAACCGGTTTTATGCTATGGCTCATACTTGCAGGCGTAGCTATTCAAAGAGACCTTTTTGTGTTTTTTCTGTTGCTTGGCGCGACATGGCTAGGCTGGAAAATGATTACCGGCGAAATTAGATAGTTGAGTATAGCCAAGTTTTTCCATCCTCTTTGCGAATATCTTCTTTTTGTGGTGCCTTAATGCCCGCTTTTTCTGCTTCTTTGCCTAGCTTTGTAAGATTATTTGCAACACCGGGAATGTATCCTTTGGCGGCATTTCCCAATGTAGCCGTATAATGACGTTTAGCTATTGGGTTGTCTTCAAGAAGTTTCTTGAACGCGGAGAGTTCGCCGCCAAGACGTTTTGCTGCTGCTTGGCCTGGGTACAGATAAGCATAACCGCCAAGGTTGTTGATCATACTTGATGCTAGCTTTGCTGCTGCGCTTTTAGCAATTATTTTGCTTAATGAATCATTAGTTCTAATAAACTCAGATGCTTTTTCGTATTTTTTCCAGCCTCTATAAAGATCACGCGCATCGCTAAACTTGTTATACAGATCTGGATTCGCCGTCTTCATGTCTAATTCTATGGCTTTTTTAAGCTCTGATATGTAATGTTGACCTGTTGGCGTCAAACGATCTGCCATTTCGTTTAAGTCGGTAATGATATTCTTGCCCTCTTCAAATGTTAATTTGCCATCGCTAAATGATCGTTCAACTTCACCTAGCTTTCTGCGTATAACATCAGAGTCCTCAAATGTTGGCCTAAGTTCCGCATCGATATCAAATAGCTTTTTATGGGTATTGCCAACAGCCATTTGTTCACTTGGCGCTGTCTTCTCAAACTCTTCATAGGCAGGCTTAATCTTCTCTTCGATTCTTTTGGGGCTTAAGCCAGGCTCAAAAGCGTGTGCACCCAACATAAATGCAGTGTTTTCAAGCAATGGGCCAACACGACCTGTAATAGGCTTGAACTGCTCTACGCCCTTTTTTGCCGTTGTTGCCGCCAAGGCTTTACCGCCAGCGCGCAAAAGATCTGGAATCTTTGTAACGCCGCTGCCTGCAATAAAAGCGGGTGCCACCTCCGCGACTTCTTCTGCAAAACTCTGGCTTCCGGCTCGTTGGCCAAATAATTGTTCTTGAGTTTGCGGTGGCAAATGTCGCTCGCCAACTCGCTCAGCAAGGCGGCCAACGCTCGTAGGTGATGGAATACCAAGAGACTCTGAAAGAATGTTTTGTGGTATTGGAATATCTTTGCCTGTTGCAGTATGGTAGAGCAAATTTGCTGCTTGCACTGGTAAATCAACAATAGCACCGGGCAAGCCAATGGTCCCCTTTAAGGCAGCAAGTCCAATTCTTCCCGTGCGCATCCCTGGTGACAACTCTTGGGTAGGCACGCTTGATGGCTCCGGATTATATAACTCATTGGTTGTCGAATACTTCCAGTTTTTTTCTTCCATCTTCATGCCCTAAAATGGTAGCCATACGTTTTTGTACTGTATTTCGCGCTCACCCGTATCGGCTTCTCTGATGTTGAACTTCTCGCCCCGTATAATGCCAGTGATTATCTTTGAATAGAGCTTTTTTTTGTTTCTTGCCGATTCGCGAGCATCGTCCTGAATGGTAAGTGGTATCTTGTTTTTGTTTTTAATCAGACCTAGCGCCTCTGTATAGGGCAGCCGGTTCATTTGCTCATTCAATGTACCAATTGTGGCTAGTTTACTAATGCCTGCAGGCGTGTTTACAAGTGATGGAACAGCCTTGTCCAAAAACCTTATATCTTTATCAGATGTATTGCCTTTAAGATTTTTAGCAAGATTCAAAATCATCTTATTGAGTGTGGATTTATAACCCAGTGTTTCTGGTTCCAACAATGATTCCCAGCCCACTTTTTCTAATAAACTAGGCCCCGCACCTGTTTGCAGGTTGCCAGTTTTAGCATAGGCTGCTAGCTCGTTATAACTGTTTATCATTGTGTCTGCGGCATCAGCTGCCTCGCGCATTGGCTTCAATTCCTCGGCTCCGGCTTTCTGTTCAGTAAATGCTTGTTTGCTCTTGCCCAGTTCTATTTTCTCTTCCGCCTGCTGGGTGCCGATCTGCTTGTACCAATTGTCTGCATACTCCTTGTATAGATTTTTTCTAATTGTAGGAGCGTAATTTCGAGCACTAGGATTATTGCGCAACCATTCAGCTTCACTTTTTGGTTGTGTTTCTCTTGCTGCGCCGCCGACCATCTGAGGCGTTACAACGCTAGCCTTAGGGCTTGGTTGTGCTCCGGGAGCAACTCCGGGAGTAACACCGGGAGTTGGCATGCCCTCTGGCAATACCATTGGGCCTTGTTGTTCTGGCAGCGCATACTGACCAAGATAAGCCGGTAGCGCTTGAGGGTACCGAGCTAGCCATGTTGGCAAGCCCGCCTTTTGAAGTGATGATTCGTCTTGCGCAAGCTGTCTTTGAAGTTGCATTTGCTGGAGCTTATCCTGAGCCATTGTTTGCAGAGCTTGTGAGAGCTTTTCGCCTGATATATCAAACGATGATGTGCCCGTGGGCAAAATTTGAACAGCCATTATCTATTCCCTCCAGTCATATAAGGCGAACCGTACATTTGTCCTTGGCCGCCTACAGGGCTTACTGGATAGCCTTGAGCAGTAGTATAACCACGCCAATTTTTCATGAACTTGTCGTATTCGCTTTCTTGAGGCGCACCCATGCCAGCCATTCCTAACCCCATCATTGACCCGCCGACTTGTCCAGCCCAGCGACCAAAAGCATTTGGATGCTCTGGTATGTACATAGTCTGGAATTGTGGCGATAATCCAGTATGCAGTAGATTGGTAAGCGCACCAAGCCTTTGTAGGTTATATTGACCGTGTTGTGCCGCTAAACCCTCCTCAAACTCGCGACCTGAGCCTAAGAGCGCAGCTCTAGCTCCACTGGATAGAGATGTATCCCCTCCACCGAAACGTTCCATTAAACCTGGCACTGTTCGTGTTTCAAAAAGTCTGCGCGCTCGCGCTTCGATAGGGGCGAAGCCGTAAGGTCCTTGTTCGCCACGAAGGCCACCCATAACTGTTTGTAATGCTTGGTTTTGTGCCGATATTTGTTGTGGTGAAAGCGTGGGAAGTTGTTTTGTCTCCGCTTTTTCTTGGCCAAAAAGACCGCCAGCACCACTTAAAGCAGCACCACCCCCAGCCAGCAGCAATGATAAAGTTATTGGATCCATTGTTAACCTTTTCTACTTCGCTCTTCGAGCTACGAAGAACGGGTTACGTAAATGACATGTCTAACTAAGCATAATTAATGGCGGTATCGATGACAAAGAAAACCCCATGGCTTTCCATGGGGAGAAGGAGAGTAGTAATGAAGCAGACTTTAGGTCTTTAGGTATTCAAGAACAATGTAGGTTTCGGTAAAGGCCGTGCGGTTACTACCGGTCTCTATAACAATGTTGGCGCCCTCAACAGATAGCTTGATATTGTTTGCTAGCGTTGGAGAAGCAAAAGGGAGCGGTAACCATATGCCAGCACCTGTGGAGTTGCGGGTTACGCCGTAAATGTGGGTGAACATAAGATCATTATTTAAAGATATGTTATGAGGTATCGTATCTGAGGCTGCATTAGGCAACGGCTTTCCCCAGTTGAACACCTTCCTAAAGGCTTGTCGGCGCTGATCGCCTGTTTTAGGAGAAACAACACCCCCTGTGATTGTGGTATCCATAAACCATTTTTGGGCATTCATGGCTTCTATAAGCGCATATTCTCCAGACTGTCGCGCGTCAACCGAGAGCGCCATTCTGTTGAGGTTTTGGTACATGCGAATAAGCAGTTCTTTGAGTGCCTTATTATCAATGTTTGCACTTTGAACTTCGCCAACGTCCCATACTTGTGTTGTTGGTGTAAATACACCCTTAGATTGAGCCATTATGCTCCTTATTGTAGGTAATACCCCGAAGCGCGTGTATTTAACACAAGCCCTTGTAGTTCAAAATCGTCAAACGCTATCGCTGGCAACTTAATCTGCTCGTCACTATAGTAAAAGAACAACTGAATACATTCGCCATCGCCCTGGAAGTATACGGGGTGCCATAACCTTGTTGATTGTGCTTCAATGTTGTTACCAGGATAGGGCGATGTCTCAAGGATATTAGTGCCCAGTATCGCCCCCGTTACCGTTCCGTCGTCAATCAGCGAGATATTACTTGCTGAAGATGGCGAATAGTCTACAGTTATCTGGCCATTACTTGTTTTGGTGACTGCAAAGTCTACCCTGCCAAGAAATACGTTGCGCCCTTTATCAACATAAGGGTTCCATTGGCGCGAGCGTATATTGATGTTGGATACTCGTCCAACCGTTCCGCCGCCACGGTAAGTCCCTGTGATGATTACTTCATCTACTATGAATTCAAACGTATCTTTACTTGTGACGGTTATGGATTGAATCTTGCCGTTGAGTGTACTGCCAATAATGCCTGTATCCTGTATTGAATCTATATAGATATAGTCTGTTTCTGCATTGCCAGGAATGGTCGACATAAGGCCATGATCGATAATGGTGCAGGTTACAAGCGTGTCTGTTCCAATCGTTGTCAATGCAATGTCGGTGATTTGCATGACAGCTTCGTTTTGGCTGCGCCCAGGCAATACCATAAACACATAGCCTTGTTGGTTGCCTGCTATTATTTGCCTAAAACGGGGCTGAATAGTGCCCGAATCCCAGCTTACGTTGTACGTTGACCACGCATTCTTAGCAGCAGCCCATGTTAAACCGGTTTGCTGTTCAAAGTAGCCAAAACACGTAATACAATCGGTATTGAACGCCCAGGAATGATTCTTGTAGTTATACACCAACACCCTTAATGGGTAGGGACGATCATTTTTCTGCAATGTACTTGGAAAGCACCAATAAACCATCTCGGTAAAGTAGTCACGGATACCATGCACTCGCTTGGTGCCATCTGTTTCATTCTTGACCTTGAAGACTTCGTCAGGAATCTTGGTGTCTATACGTTCAACGTTTGAACCATTGCAGGCATGAACACCCGTTTGGCCAACGCTTAAAATAAACTGGTCGAACGGTACTGAAGAAAATTCAGCCTCACAGCCAAGCTCTGTGTTAAGTTTCTGCCATAAGAACGGCATCAAGTCGTTGTCGGTATAGGCAAGTTCCCACGTGCTTCGCTCAAAGAATACAATTAATCTATCTTTTATGAATTCGGCGCTGACAATCTCTTCGTCAGTTGCCGCATCTACAAATCCGCCGCCATCGCCATACAATGTTCCATCAGTTGTGTCCGATTCATACCATGCGTTATCAGCAAATACATCATTCTTGTGGGAATAGCGAAATCTATTTACGCGTGGCGTATTAACGGTGCCCGCAGCATTGGTTTCAACGGGCGCCAACAATCCCATGTGTCCCTTAAAAGAAACAATGAGTTTGGCAGTACTTACATAGGGGCCAGTATGAAGACCCCCTAGCGGCGCAAAATAAGGATAAAAATCAGTCCAAGCCGTGCCATTATAATAGCGAATTGGATCATCAGTGAGTGCAGGGATAGCTGTATAGCGATAATTAGTCACAAATAAGTTTTGTTGTCGGGCTCCACTCACTTGATCAAAGGCGTTCCAGTTGCATGTCCAAAAAAACTGCGAATTAGTGCTGTGCCATGTCGTTACAACGGGCATTTCTGCGCTAAGCCATGCAGCCCCAGAAAATACATAAGCAAACTGTGTATCCCATGCATAAGCAGGCTTGTTGTTTATGGCAGTATCAATGCCCCATTGAGTAAGCCCCATAACCGATTCGCCAGGATAAAAATAGATTGCCGTTGTCGCTTCCGCCCCTGAAAAAACATACGCACCATTGGTAGTCGAATAGGTACCCGTTGAATTCGTTTCAAAATACACAGAGGTTGAAGGATTGAGTGGTGACGATATAACAAGGGCGCCAGTCGCAGTGTTGAACGTGCCTGATCCTGTGCCGCTTGCCGTTAAAGCTGCTAGGCCAAGAGCTGAAATAGTAAATGTTTCGGTGCCAACAATAAATACTTGTCCAATTGAATAAGGACCAGACCATAGACTACTAATGTTTATAGTCAAAGCGCCTGTGCTGTCGGTAGTGCTAATGAATGGCAGTGTTTTAAGCATGGGCTGAGCTACACCAGCGGTCACTACGGTGAACATCTCGGCGCCAACAGAGAACGCCTGGCCAATCTTGAAGATTGCTCCTGGCACTGTGTCTGTGCGGTCACCGCTGCCATCAGTTGTTTGAACTTGAAGCCTGATCCTAGAAGACAATTGAGCTAGGCCTGGAGCTAAACTAGTACCTGTGTACCCGCTGCCAAATCTCTTTTTTAAGCGTCCCCTGAACATATAGGCATTAGTTAATTCTTCGTAAGCCGAATCCGCAATCAGCCATGGTTTCACGTCTAATTGCAAGCCTTCATTAAGTGGTGCGATAAGAAAACGGTCAAAAGCCATGTTAATAGCCTATTGCTTGATAAAAAATGTACTGATTTGGGTCTGATGGATGAGTTGCCGTTGTCCAGTTTGATTTAAAAGTGAAGCCGCTTGTGCTCTTTGCGGTTACAAGCAGATTGAGTTTATAGGTCAAATCTCCGCCAGCGCCAGCTTGATATTGGCTAATGACAAGCGATGTTATGGCTGTAGGGAATGTGAGCGCAAACGTTACCGCTTGAGAATCGCTAGAAATCTTTACCATGTCCCATTGTGTTATAAAGCCTGATGCTAAATACGAATAGCCATTTGTAGCGGTCGTGCTGCCCCATTTATTGATAGGGACGGCAGCGTCAGTACCTTTTTTGATAAAGAACCAATCATCGGGCGCCGTTTTGCTAAGCATGTAATAATTACCTACCAAGAACGGGCTTGGCAATGCGCCACCAATAGGAACCTGGAGGAACGTAGCAAGTGGTGGTATCAGCTGGCTGAGGGCTGTATTATTATTAAGAAGATCCGCTTGCGATTGTGATAGTAGGTCACTGGCTTGCGGGATAAGTTTATTAAATGTTGCCATGTTCTCTCCCTAGATGTTTTTCCAGGTTTTATGTTTAACGATTTTTCTGACACAATCATAGCCAACCTTGAACTTGCGAGCGATTTCTCTCTGATTAAGGCCTTCAGCAAATGATTGCCTAATTTGTGGGACAACTTCTGTTGTAACTGTGCAATAAGACAATCTACCTTTCCCTAGCGCATCTATTATGTTTTCTTGATGTGAGCCTAGCCAAAGATGTTCAGGGTTTACGCATGGAGGATTATCGCAACTATGACAAATTTCTTTGCCTTCTGGAATTGTTCCATTATAAAGTTCCCAGGATATGCGGTGGGCTCGAATGCCTTTGTTTTTAATATACATTCGTCCATAGCCTTTATCGTCTTTTGCTCCCTGCCAAACCCAACAATTGTCGGTCATTTTTACATGTGATAGAAATCTGCAAATTAAAGAACAAAATGCTTTTTGACCAGGAATATCTATTCGTTGACATGATTTATGACATGTTAGGCATTTGTCGTCGACAATGTTATATCTTTTCATTGAATGATCCTTATCCATTGACCCACCATCCAAATGGTCCGGGCCATCCAGAGCCAAATCCCGATTGTTCGGTATAGATGGTAGCTGATCTTTCATTGGCCTGTTGAACAAGTGTTCTGCGTTGTATAAGTTCTTCTTGTTTGATGAATTCGGGCATGATCTGCTGGATATCATCAAATTGATTTCTGTCTTCAAAGACCTTCTTGGCTGCGCCATAAGCTATGTACTGAAACCATTCATTATATTGTGGGGCTTGGCCAGATGCTATTAATTGAGTGGGTTGTGCATAAGCTTCCATGTTTATGGCATAAGCTTGGTCGGGTACTGGTCGTACCGTGAATGTGTCCTGGTAGAACAACAGTGCAACTGGCCGAGCTGCTTGATAGGGAACTGTTTGCGCATTAACCTTGGCGTTGGCAGCTGGTGCAGATTCAAAATCTATAAGAAACCCGCCTGTTATATAGTTGATTGTGCCGCGTGGGACTAATGTTTGAGTGTTAACAAGATTGCCAGCATAGGGCAATCCAGCAACGGGCTCGTCTTTATATGAAATACTATTACCACTTGCGTCAATGGCAGATATTAAGACGTTGTTTTGCAGAAAAGGGTGTTGGTTTATTGTGCCCGTAAAAACCGTTAATCCGCCCGCCGTCCCAAGCCCTATTTGCTGGATATACGTTATAAATGGATAGATATTAAAAAATTGTTCCCTGCTCTGCGAATAGAATGAGCGATAACCGGCTATATAGATCGGTTCATGTATGCTTATGTATTTATTCTTAAAGTCATAGAGTGGGCTTAAAGTATCTGTGGTGTTTGTTGAATATGTATCAATATTTGCGGTTGTATAAAAAGTGAGAGTAGTTCTTAAGCTTTTTAGGCGTAAATGCTCAGGCATATCATATGCAATAAACGTATTTACATACTGATCAATATCATTATCAGACAATTGATTGGTTGAAGGGTTTCTGGTAAGACGCCGTACTTTGATGCGTATGTCGTTGAGGGTTGATGTTGCTAGAGGCATGGTAATCCTTAGTTGGTAAGTACGTTTCGTACGGCTGCATCCAGAATGCTATTAATTTCGCCCACGGGAACAACCTGACATGTTTGTGGAGTTGAAGATGGCGTGGTATACGGGTCAAAATAGGTTGTATCAATATCCACATAAAAGGAAACAGCATCGTTTGTCGTCGCAGTGCCTACGAGCTGGTTTGCTTGTTGCATACCATATCCAGGAAATATAACGAGCCGAACAATAAGCCCATCAATATAGTTATGATCCGTTTCCGTTGTTACAAGCGCTGGAAAACCGTTTGTAATGTTGGCAATGGCTCTCATGGCGGGTTTATAGACCGGTGTTGTAACAAGCGGTAACGTCATATTCAACTCCACAATTTTACTTATCAATAGCCTAACAATAAGGGTTAGCGTTGATAAGAAGCACTCGCTACTTGAGATTCGCCGAGTGCTTTTTGTATGTCCTCATCCGCAACAAAATCAAATGGTGCAAAGCTATAGCGGTGCATCCATGAGCCGACAACCGTTGCTGCTGGCGCATCTTCACCAAGCACACGTTCATGCTTGTAGACCGGATACCGCCCGCTTGTCATAAGATGCCGTACAACGCCAAGTGGCAGCGTGGTTATCTCGCCATCGCGCAGTTTGTATTTGGCGACCGGGTCATCTTTGTATTGTTTAAAGACAAACTCAAGCGTCCCGCCTCTTACCTCATGAAAGTGAAACTGGCCACGGATAGGCGTTTGATCTTTGAGCCTCCGCGCTTTCATGGGGTCTACCTTTTCAACAACTTCTTCTTTATGCTCTTCTTCAGCCTCTGGTGCAGCCTCAACAGTCTTTGGCTTTCTGGTGCGCTTGATCTTTTGTGGCTCTACTTCAGTTGCTGGGTTTAAGATCTCTGGGGTTGCCTCTGTTGTTTGCAATAATTCATCTGCCATATAGTTCTCCTTAGTGCGGAGGGGTCATGTGACCCCTCCTTTATGAATGTCCTTAAATTAAGTAGTTCTTGCCAGCCATCCAGAACACAAGATCGCCAGGCGAGCCGGCTGTCTTTCCAGCTGGACCCGAGATGGTACCGTTGCCTGTTCCAAGTACGAGATTGATAGCGGCGGTATTGCGCGTTGCATCATCAAGCAGATTTGGGTTGAGAGGGCCTGTGTCTACGCCAGCTGCCGTTGCTCCATGGATTGTCGCATCCACGTTTTCACCGACGGGAACAATTTCTGCGTAGGTGAAAGGCATCAGTGTTGAAACTGGCCATGCAAATGTACCACTCCATGACGATGTTGGAATATCAAGAGTTATGGTGTTTGTGTAGCCATTGCTATCAGCTTCGCCAATCGCGCGAATGACGCCAAGAACCCCATAAAGCCCAGAAATACCCCATACCGAAGGAATGTTAACGCGAACCTCTTGGCCTACCGTATATCCATGCGTGACAGACATTGTGACCAATGTTTGTGTGGTCAAGACCGTTCCCGCTTGAACAGCAGTGATGACACGACGACGTGGATAGTAGATAGGATTGAATGGGATGCGACGAACGCTAAATGCGGTAGCATTGACGAAGGCAGCGGGTGTTGTAAGCAAGTTTGTCAAACTAAATGTATTTGCGCCAAGACGGGTGATTGTGAAATCAATCCCTTGGACTTGATACATTCCTGTTGTAGTTCCCGTAACTCTTACAACGTCGCCCGTCGCGTAACCATGGCTGGCAGCGGTAAATATACCGGTTGCGTGATCAATGGTTGTTCCAGTTACGACTGTTTCAGGCGTCTGCACAGAAGTGTCTTGATAGTAAATACCACCTTGGTTCAGCGTAAACAATGCGGACAACATTGTTGTACTTGAGTTGTGATATTTTACTATGGCAGAACCTTGCGGCATGCCTGTTTGCCAGAAGAACTCAATACCAGCATTAGCGCTTGTGGCTCCATATTCTGTGTAGTTGACTACTTTTACCCAGTCAAACCCAGCGCGCACAGGAATGATGCGTTGAGCAAGAGTAGCGCCAACGTTAAAATAACCTTGTTGAATTAATGTGTTATCCATGATGGCCTCCTTATGATACCAACAGGGTTGCACGCAGAGACAACAACCACGCGTCATTCAATAGACGTGGGACCATTGCCGTTACGTACGCCGCTGTTGCGTTAAGCATTAATGGACCGCCAGCAATTTCTTTAGGTGCATACCTAAATTGTTGTGGATAACCATCTTGATCGACAATGCCGTAAGCCTCTAAGCCAGTGACAAAAATGTTGTAAACATTGTTGCCAAGAGCAGAAGATGTAGGAAGAACGGAACCAGCAGATGATATCCAGAAGCGGACATTGCCAATGTTCCCAAACTCGCTTTCTCCAATTCCTTGCTGGGCTGGATACTCAGCAGTTGGTCTGAATCCATTAACATTCTGCATATCTGGTGTTAAATCGCTATGACACATTGCCAAGAAGCAATTTCTCACCGGGGCTGTTCCAAATTTATTGGTGCCATCGATCATTTGAGCAATAGTTTTAGCATTATTGCCAACCAATGTGCGATAGATCAAATCAATGTCAGAACGCGTTAGATTTGTAGGCGTGTCTCCATTGGTTCCATGTGTACAGTTAACAACTGAAGCTGTTGCTGCAAGCATGTCACGAGTCAATTGATCTTCCGTTTCACGAAGGTCCATACCAAGAAGTTTTGCGGCCTCTGTAAGAACTGGATCTTGTGCTTGACAATTAGAAATTAATACTTCTAATTTCTGTTACTTTTTTGACCTACTTCTAGGCGGGAAGTCTTGTTATTCCTTCCTCCAATTCTTTCGAATTGGTTCAGACTATCACATAACTCATTGCTGAGCTCCAAAGGGGTTAGTCGTTGCGGCTGTGCGTTCCATACGGAATACTTGCCTCTGGTTACCATGCTCATTATAGAGTTTAGGCTTTCCATGTAATTACCTTCGGTTTATTGACCCCTCAAATTACCAAGGGTCACTTGTTCGTTAATGTACAGCCACGTCCCGTAGAAATCCATTTTAGAATCGATGTCGATCGCGCTCAGGGTTTTCGAAGGCGGATTAACGCCTGAATTTCCTAAAGGAACTGGCGATGTACCTAGACGATTGTAGCGACGCATACGAAGCGTAGTACCGCCATTTTTTGGCATCCTAAACTTCAATGCAAAAAGATTGTGGATCAGTGTTGGAAAGGGGACCGAAAGAAGCATCTGGGAAAAGCTTTGCTGGATCGGCGCACTTAACACTGACGTAGTTGTTAATGCCATAAGCATCCCTTAAAGTTTGCCCATCAAAAAGGTGATGGATTCCTTTAAGCCGAGACGAAGCTTGGTGTACGTCTCTTGCCTGGCGGGGGCCAATACGCCGTTGTGTTTGCGAAACACGTACGCATGACCAGTGTATAACAAAAAGATACCGCCTTAAAGCAAGGCGGTACCCAGGAAAAAGGGGAAGAGATTTATTCTTTGTTTTGAAGAATTTGTTGCATGTTGGCCCAAATATCTCGTTTTCGGGTATCTGTTAAAGGACCATCTGCATAGAGAGTGGCGCTTGCCAGGGGCGATTGTACTGCGCTTGAGCCTGGGCGAGGTTTTGCAAGATTGCGTTGTACTTTCTCTTTTTGAGCTTCGATAGCTGGTGACTGTTCAAGCCCCAGATTCTTTATGGCTTCATAGGTGCCGGCCATTTGAGCATAGTGATCTTTGGTGTTATAGAGCGTCTCTGTTAGCGCTGGGGCGTGAAGCTTAAGAGCTTCTACTGCTTTTGGCGTAACAACCTCAGAGAAATCAGGATACTTGTTTTGAATTTGGAGTTGCGTGAGCATCGCTTTAAGCTGTTTTGTCTCTTCTTTGGCTTCTTGTGCGTCTTTTTTGACCGCCTTTAGATGTTTATATTCTGTAATATCGTTATCGTCTGGTTCTTCAGAAGGCTTCTGCACTTGCTGCTGTTGCTGGCGGATATAGGCTTCCATCTCAGCCGCTCTTTTTTCTGCCGCTATGGCGCGTTCAGCCTCACGTTCTGCTTTCTCCCTTAAGAGGCGCATGTTCATGGTCTTGCTGTCTTCAACCTCAGACTGAACGACCTTTTGAGGTTCTTGTGCCTCTTCTGGCTGAACCTCTTCAAGAACTTGCTCTTCTACCGGTTCTACTACTTCAATGTTTTTATCATCGTCCATTAAGTCTCCTTCCCATCGAGTATCAACTTATTTTTGCTGCTTGTTAATTGATCATCAGCAGGCTTATTATAGATCAGTGTCATTTGATTATAGAGTATATCAAGCTCGCCGCTGGTGAACTTGAGAATATTGTTCAATAACGCCTTTTCTGATTCATCAACCTCAAGCACGTGCTCCATATAATAGACACATGTTTCTTGATCCGGGATCGTCCACAGTTCTTCAACGGCATCATGCTGGCGTACATAGCGCCATACGGTTTGCCCCCAAGACGGGCGTATGCACGTCTGCCGGGGTATCATAATGGCTGCCACCTTTTTAGGGAAAACCCTATCACGCCACGTAAGATATACAATAAAAAAATCGCCTGGGTATTTCTTTTTGCCTGCTTCTACGCGCTGCCAGAAAGCCGCTTCAAACTTCTCCTTGTTCTGCATCTCCCGTTGAAGTTCTATGGGGTCATAAAGAACAGTGTCCTTTTCGTGAAGATCAAGGGCAATCTGCCCTGCTGTCTTTTTTTCTGCCATAATCTCTCAGGAAAATGCCCATAGAGCGTCATCTACTATGGGCATTCACCAAGGAACGTCTTATTGTGCTGGTGTTTCTACTACAATTTCAGGCGACACTGCTTCAGGTTGTTGAGCCGCTGGGTTGATTCCAATAAATGGAACGTCAGCAACTTTTACCTTAAACAGAGACCAGTTATTTTTTTGTTTTTGCGTGAATACAAAAACGATGCCATCTTGCTCAGTTTGATATCCGCTTACAAAATTAATCTCCATCGTGCTCCTTGTAGGTGTCAATATAGTCAGAGTTTATTTCTTTTTCTTTGGCTTGGGAATCTTTGCGCCTGATTTTCTAGCCTTGTTCAAGGCTATAGCGATTGCTACTTTCGGCTTTTTGCCACTGGCAATTTCAGTTTTTATATTGCTAGAGATAACCTTTTTAGATTTCCCTTTAGCGAGAGGCATTATTTTTTACCTTTTTTGTTCTTCTTTTTCTCTACTTTTTTCTCTTTTTTATCAATCTTGATCGAACCTTTATGGCATGGTTCTTTTGCTTCTTCTTCGTAAAACTTCTTCTTGTCAATCTTCATCGTATCCCTAAAAAAGGGGCCGGAGCCCCTTCTGTTTAAACACCATATGTTCTGCGATATTGATCGCTCATTTCAGCCTTTTGAGCCTCGACCTTTTCTGTCTTGGTCTTTTTCTTGCGCTTCATAGCGTCAGGCTTACCAATGATGGCATACAAGATCTTCTGAGCTTTCTTTTCACGGATCATTGTTGGCATGTTAGACCTTGCGAGGTTTCACAATAACATCTGACCTGTCTTTTCTCATTTGTTCATCAATTGAGGCAAGTGAATCATCATAATAATGATCAAATCCGCCAACAGCCTTGCTATCCCAATCAGTCATAATGACTTTGTTTGGTAATCCTGTTGAGTCAAGGCTTCCGAGTGGTGCGCTTTTTGAATTGTGATAACGTTTTGCCATGGGGCACTCCTTAGAAATTGCAGACCATCATAGATGCTGCAAGGTTTAAAACTACCTCTAACTTAGAGGACCCAATAAGTTTTGAACTTCTTTACTGTGATGTCAAAAAAAAGGGATTGAGAACCGCACGTACTCAATCCCTTTCCCTTGTAGGACCACAAGGGAATACCTTTATTTAAACGAGGTTGGTATATGCATAATTTATCTTAATCGCTACCCTAAAGATCCCAACCTCGTACCCTTAGTTTACTATCAATCGTTATTTCTTCTCAACTTTCTTGAGCTTAGTATAATAATTCGGAACTTCTTTCAGATGCGCCACTACTATCTTGGCAGTTTTCACCGGATCGCCCTTGGTAACGTCAGAGTGTTCTTTTTCAATGACCATCCCGGCCTTAAATTGCTTAAAATCATACTTTTTAGCGTACTTTTCGTGTAATTCTTCCATTCTGGTTGTCATGCGATTAGACATCTTTTATTCCTTACCTCCACTTGTGCTTGCAAGCCATGTAAACATTCCGGTTATGATTGCCGTAGCCAGATTAGCCGCAATAGCACAACGTGTCTGCTTGGCTTTCTCTTCAGCCTCTTTTTTAATCTGCTCAATCTCTTTGTCTTTTGCAGCTATAGCCTCATCAAATGCCCGTGACACAATTGCACAGATCTTTTCAGCGTGAGGACTTGCACACGCTGCTGGTGGCGTATTACTTGGCGGCGTTGTGCGTCTCATCGTTTGATACTGATGCAAGGCGTGTACACCCTCATCGTTTGGCATAAGTTCTAATTGCCTATGCACATATGGTATGAGCTGACTATAAAAAGGTGCTTGATCGCCAAAACAACACTCAAGCGCTAGTTGGCACAGCCCCTCAGGGTCGATTGTAGTAGTGTCAACAATCACCGTTAATGTAGGTGCTTCACCAGCATGAAGAGCCATAAAGAGAATGAGGGGTATAAAGCGCTTCATGCCATTTGTCCTGCTTGTTGAGGCTGCCCCGCGAGCATTGGTGGAGTTTCGGGGATGTTTTTTGTAGTAACGGTTTCGGCGGTCTTAAGTAATTGACTCATGGTAATCAATTTATGAACATTGTCGAAATCGACGGATTCTAACTCCTTGATTGCTTTCACAAGATTGAGCAGCGCCACGTCATCTTCTTTGGCAGCTTCATGCTTGCGTTCTTCGGCTGCGGCTATGTTTTCATGCACGCGAGAATTGCGCTCATTTCCCTGCGCAGTCTCCGCATAGGCTAACGCATGACTACGTTCAGCGCGTGCTGCAAGTTCCTGCATGGCCACCTGTTGCTGTTGCTGCTCCATTTGAGAGCGTTGTTCGTTTTGCTTCTGGATTGCTTCAATGAGCTCTTTTTTGTTCTGAATGGTTGCTGATTCAAGAAGTTGATCATCAGGAATTGGCACTCCTGCCTCACGAAGCTGTAACAATTGTGCAAACTGCATTTGTTTCTGAGTTGAGGTATACATACCTTCTTCAATAACGCAGTCATAGCGGCCAAAGTTCTTGTTGTAGAACTCAGGCGATGGCTCTCTTTGCAATATAGTTTTGACCTTGCCGGGCGCGAAGTTGTTCTGAATAGTCTCAAGCTGTATATGCCCCAGAAGCTTCTGGGCATAGTCAAGCTGATCAAATATTTTCTGAAGCAACGTTAACCCGGCTCCTTGTCGAAGCATGCTGAGAATTCCAGCCTTGTCGTCAATAGCGCTACCCAGCAACTCTTCGTTAACTCCTGATATCTCTTGTACTTCTTTGGCAAGCAATTCTGAAAGCTGTGTCATAGATTGAGGAATTTGTGGCGGCTGTATTTGCTGCACATCGGTCATTTGAGCGCTGCTTTTTAACGCTATACCTTTACCTTGACCAGTCATAAAAACATCGGCTGGATTAACGAGAGCGTTCTCTTTATATATGAATCCACTTGTGGTTTGAGACTCTAGAATATCAAGCTCAATAATGCGGCGCCTATTATAGAGGTATTGCGCATCGCGCATACCTCGCGTCATGCCCTGTACGCGCCATGCAAAGTCTGGCATTTCTGGGTGATAGTAGCACAGCACAGGCACAAATGGATATTTATCAATACCTAGGGGGTTGGGACCCGAATACATCACGCGCTCTTGCAAGAATATATCGCATGATACGGTTGGTATGCTCTGTTCAGATACTGTTACTGTAGGATATTGCTGGAGATAGTATCTAAGCGCTTCTTTATCCTCAGATTTCCATTCCATCGTTTCACCAGTTTGGGTGTCAATGAGCATGGTTGCCTTGCGGAAATCTTTGTAATAAAACTCGTCGTGCATGAGTAGATTTTTGGGGCCATACGCATAAGCCTCAGGAAGCAGGTTAAACTTTCCGTCTCGCCAGTCGCCGCTTGGAAGTCCTAGAATTTCATCTTCGCGGCCAGGGAAAAGTGACATAGCAGAAAGCTTGGTGATAGGTGTACGCATCAAGATGCCGTTGCAGTCAGAAAGGTCTGTCTTTCTAAAGTAAGGGTCAATAAGAAAGGTGTTGTAGGGCTTACTATCTACCTTAATGTTTCCCGATATGGGATCTGATCTAAAATCAAGCCACACATGTAACAAGCTCATGCCGGTGACAAGGGATGAAAGAAAGGCGTCGGAGATTGTTTCAAGGATGCCTTCTTGGTTATTGTTCCACATGATAACTTTTGTGAAATCATCTGCCGTTTGATTAGAGGCGTTTTCAATAGGCACTACAATAGTTGATTTCCGGTTTCTTCTTTGATGTCCACCTACCATATCAATGGAACGTCTTATCCTATTGAATGCAAACTGCTTACGGCGATTAACTGGAACTTGCCCATAATAGTTCGTAAGTACTGATTGCTCACCAGAATAAAACCGCATATCAGTATCGGCTTCTGACCAGAAAAGCTGATTTATCATTAAACACTGGGTATAAAACGATTCTTTACGCTCTATAAGTGATGCGTCCTGGTCTGCGTAGTAGACAGGATTCAAATTGGGAAACAACATTTATTAGCCCTTAGCGTTAAGAAAGCCTATTGATACAGATAGCCTACAAAAAAGAGCTAACGATTAATATTGTTTGTTTCGTGTTTCAAGAGCAAAACAATGCCCCGAACAACAAGCTTGGTCATTGTGCAGTTATGATTGCGCGAGCTTGTCTTTAAAAGATTGTATACCCATAAAGGGATGTCGATTGATAAGCGAACGCGTCCCGGGCGCCCCATCTTTTCATGTTTGTGTGGACATTCGCTTTTCATCGCAACCTAAATGACAGATAGTGGTGATGACATCTTATAGTTTACTTTTAAGGGTATTCATATGGCAAATTATTACGGCAAGCAAAACCGTGCCTATAGTGTCGGACAGCCATTGTCCGGCATATTCCCTGCGCCGATTGTGGTGTCAGGGGCAACAAACACGCCCAAAACCACAGACCATGCTGAGGTGGGCCAAATGTGGGTTAATACGACGCTTGATTCGTTTTATGTATTAACAAGCGATGCTGGCGGGACCGCAACATGGCTTCCTATGTCAACGGCTAGCGGTGCTATTACGGGTACGCAGCTTACCATTACCCCTGGGCCTACCTCAATAACGGGCACTATTGTTTTTCCATCTATTCTTAATAAAGTTCTTGTCACGAATGGAACAGGTACGGTAAGTGGAACAGCGGCCACGGATGGCCAGGTTCTGGTCGGCTCTACCGGCGGCGCGCCAGCGTGGACAACAATTACTGCAGGAACTGGAATAGTTGTGACCAATGGTGCTGGCACGGTTACCATTTCGTCTCCAGATAGCGGAATCACCTGGGAATCAAAAGCGGTAAATTTCGCGGCTCTATCTAACTATGGCTATCGCATAACGGCCGCAGGTGTCACGGCCACTCTGCCTGCGTCACCAACGATAGGCGATGTTGTGGTAATCACACAAGATGTAGCTTCGGGAACGGTGCTCAATGTTAGTCCAGATGCAGCAGATACAATCAACTGGGGTGGGGCTGCTCTCGCGGCAGGTGTTGGCTTAAAAACGACAGCGCTAACAACTGTGGGAACTGGGCCTACAGATCAAATTGGTTGTTATCTTGAATTTGTGGCAACAAGTGCTTCAAATTGGAACGTTGCTGCAGTTCAAGGCAACTGGGTTCCTAACGCTTAAAGGATATTATTATGGCATTAAATACTTCAAACCCCATCGAATTAATGAACTCATATTTTTGGTCGGGTAACAATTCGGCAGCAGCAACAGGCCCGTATGTTATCTTCCAAAAGTCACATGGACCTTTCCAAATTGCGGGTTCTGCAACGCAACAAAATGACGTGCTCGGCTATTTAAGCTTTGCAGGTGATGATGAATCAGCATCTATACCCGCAGCGCAGATTAGCGCAACATGTATGGACAACACCGTTGCCGCTTCAGGTGTTGTAACATCACAGCTTGGGTTTAGCACATTCAACACCTCTCTTGCCGAACGTATGACCATCGGCAAAGATGGAGCCGTAACCATTAACGCTCCGGACGGTGCTGCTGTTGGTCTTACCATTGCAGGCGGTGGTCTTTCGGTTACCGGTGCAATTACATACACCACAACAACGTATACCGTTACTGCTTCAGCAGCCTCTGCAACGGCAATTTCGTTTGATGCAACCAATGCTGCCGGTGGAATCACCATGGCAGCGGGTACAGGCGGTCTTAACTTGGGCAACCAAGCAGACTGCACAACGATTGGCATAGGCGACTTTGCTCCAACGGCCTCACGTACAACTACAATCGGTGGTGGAACGGTTATAACCGCTGCTGTCACAGATACAGTTGATATCGGCCCCGATGGCGCAACGACAAACGCCAACTCGGTAAAGACAGTCAATATCAACACTGGCGGCGTAACGCTTGGCCAAGTACTTACTAACATAGCTTCAGGTACAGTCACCTCAGGCACGCATACCACAGGCATTGCTTCTGGCAACCGTGCTGCTGGTACCATGGCCTTGAACGTAATGACTGGTACGGGCACAAAGACAACCAATATTGGTAACGCTGATGGCCTAACGACCGTCAATATTGATGCGATCACGCTCATAAACGACAGCATCAACGTGCAAACCTCAATCAACACCGGCACCTCAACAGGCGCAGTTGTTATTGGTAACGCACTGGCTGGGGCAATGTCTATCGATACAGCGGCTGGTATATCCCTTGATGGCGCAACAGCTTCTAACTTTACTGTCACAGGCGCCGGCGCAGATCTCACATTGGCATCTGTTGGTGGCTCAGTTCTTGTTTCATCTACAGAGAATGCTGCCCAAGCAATTCGTTTATATGCTAATGGCGGCATACTAGAAACTATTGAACTCCATGTAGATCAGGGTACTGACGTAGCTTCGATTAACTTGCTATCTGACCTTGGTGGTATAGCTTTAACGGCAACTGGCAATGCAACGGCAGACGCAATCAACTTGAATGCAGTCGCTGGCGGCGTTGATATCGATGCAGCACTTGCTGTAGATATTGATTCTTCTGCGGCTGGTATTGAAATTGATGGCGTGCTTGCAAGTAACTTTACCGTAACAGGAGCGGGACAAGATTTAACGCTTTCTTCTGTTGGCGGTTCTGTTCTTGTGGAGTCTACTGAGAACGCCGCACAAGCCATTCGCTTACATGCCAATGGTGGCGTGCTAGAAACCATCGAACTCCATGCTGACCAGGGTACGGACCCTGCTTCTATCAACTTGCTTTCTGATCTTGGTGGTATCACCTTGACCGCGACAGGCAATGCAACGGCCGATGCCATTAATCTAAGCGCAGTTGCTGGTGGCGTTGATATTGATGGTCAAACAGGCGTCACGATTGATTCAGCTGCAGGTGCGGTATCTATTGATGCTGCTAACGCATCGAATCTTACCGTTTCAGCAGCGGGCCAAGATCTAACGCTTGAATCAACGCTTGGTACGGTTATTGTAAATTCTGGTGAAGATACTGCACAAGCGATCTATCTGCATGCCAATGGTGGTGTAACAGAAACAATCCAGATCCATGCTGATCAGGGTACCGCAGCAACATCGGTCTATCTCTTGTCTGATGCTGGTGGCATTACCGCAACAGCAACCGCAGGGGCAATTGATGTCAATGCAAGCACAGGAATCACCATTGATTCTGCAACGGCTGGAGTTTCTGTTGATGGCGTAACGGCTTCTAATTTCACCGTCACAGGCGCAGCCGCTGATTTAACGCTGTCTTCTGTCGGTGGTTCGGTTATTGTTGCAGCTTCGGAAGCTGCGGCAGATGCTGTGCAGATTACCGCATCAGATGCTGGCGGTGGCATCGCCTTCTCAGCAGGCGCAGGCGCATGTCTTGGCACCTTGGATGCTGATGGCCTTCGCGTACAAAGCAACTATCGTGTTAACGCGGTACGTACTGGCGGCTCTCAAGCAGTTGGTGCAGCAAATATCGTGATCTTCAACACCGAAGGATTCGACCCAGGCAACGACTACAACGATGCAACGGGCGTATACACTGCCCCTGCCTCAGGCATATATCGCATTACAGCGGTTGTTTCTTGCCTTGATGGTGTAGGTGGTGGAACAAAGACGCTGACGCTTCGTGATGGCGGTGCTGGCACGAACTATGTAGCAACTGCAACGGTGGCGAATGCTGAGCGTGGTATCTTAACGCTTTCTGTTTTGTATGAACTGACAGCAGCCGACACGATTGATATATACTACGCAGGTGGTGCCGGAGACACAGTGCTCAACGGTGCTCATTTGATGGTTGAGTTCGCTTACATTAATTAAGGAATTATGGGGGGGGTTATTCCTCCCCTCAACCTTGAAAGGACGCAATGGCAAATCGAATAATATGGTTACCGATGCGCGAAAACCTTGTTTCGCCTGTGGGTGCCACATATCAAGCGCTCGTCGACCCAAATAATGCAGCAGCATTGGGAATAGAGAGACCAGCGCGGCAGTTCATTGTCATAAATAATACAGACAATTCGGTCTTTGTTTCTTTTATAGCGCCTATTGGCGAAGATGATACTGGAATAACGTATCGCAATTTAATTTTGGTTGCTGGTGCTCATTTTGTATCGGATATTGCCACAAATAAAAATGCATCACTCAAAGATGATGGAGTTGCCCTTGCTAAAGGTACCATAGTAACAATCCGTCAGGTATCTGCAGCTGCAGCCGGAACTGTATATTTCTCATATTGGTGTTCGGCGGGAGATAGATAATGAGTCAAATTTATAAGGTTGCAACCGGCGGCTCTGGAGGCTCCGGTGTCATCACGCTGTCTGACAATGCGGGTACGTTAGTATCGCCAGGCGGTACCGGCAATATTCAGCTTGAGGGAATTGCGGGCTTAGTCTTCACCGCTGGTGCTAACAAGTTAACGCTGACAGATACATCGTTTACCAAATTGATTGGCAACGGTGGAACATTCGCCACGGCCGATGCCTCGCGACAAGGTAATATTGTTGGGTCTGGCGCAGTTGCGGTAACGGGCGACAATATTGATACCCTAACCGTAAGCGTATCTGGTGGTGGTTTGGTATGGGAATTTGTGACAACTGCCACAAAACAAATGGAACCAAACCATGGGTATATTATTCAATATACGGCCGGTACAAAACAATGCGAACTTACGCTACCAATAACTGCTGATTTAAAGTTAGGTGATATTATTCGTGTTGTTGGGTGTTCTCAGGGTGGCATTTATAAGTCCTGGAAGATTAAGCAACAAGTAGATCAACGTATCCATATTAGTAATCTTGCAGATGGTACAACCGTTAATACCACTATTGGCGCAACTCATGGATTAGAGTCAAGCAAAACTCAAGACACGGTTGAACTTGTTGTTATATCTGCAACACCTCCAGCTTCTACGCAGCTTGAAGTTATATCCTATATTGGCAATATATTGACGTTTTAAAGGAGTCTTAGAATGGCTATCATAGCATCAAACCCAATTGGTTCTGGGATTCTCAATGATACGTTGATTATTGAACAGCAGAATCTAGGCCTTGGTCCAACAATAGTTGGCATTAAGAACAATAATGGTG